CAAACCTTCGGACTCGCGTCTGTCAGTGGCTCGAATTCGCGGGTTTCAGGATTCATCATGACCTTCCTCCTTCCCAGCACCAGGATCCAACTTCACGCGCCACGCATGGCGCCGGGTCTCGCCGTGGACAGGGCAGTACCCGAGCAGCTCGCGCTTCCTCTCGACGTACAGCGAGACACACTCGCACCGGTACTCCTCGAACCACTGCCGGGCATGCCGTCGCTTCATCGTTCCACCTCCACAAACAGCGGTGCCGTACCCTCGATGCGGCGGCGCGCCATCTCGACGTACTCCGACGAAAGGTCAATGCCGAGGAAGTCGCGGCCAGCTCGCAGCGCCACCACACCCACGGTGCCGGAGCCGGAGAAGGGGTCGAGGACCGTGTCGCCTGGCTTGCTCCCCGCCGCGATACACGGCTCGACCAGCGCCTCGGGGAAGGTGGCGAAGTGCGCCTCGGGGTACGGCTGCGTGGGGATCGTCCAGACGGTCCGGCGGTTCCGGGAGAGGCCAAACGGAGAGTCATGATCGCCGCCCGCTAGGCGCGCCGCCTTCACATTCTCGACGATCCGCCTGCCCGAGGCGTGCGGACCCTGACTTGCGTTCTTATACCGGCCCCTCCGGTGCCGATGCGAGGTCGACTGTTGATCCCACCCGCTCGGGACCTTCGCGCGTCCTAGTCGGTGCTGTCGATAACCCTGGCCGGGCACTTCGGCCTCTTTCGTCTCTCGCTCAAAACTGAGGGCCCGGACGTGCTGCGGAGTCGCCCGTTCCCGGATCGTCTCCGCGTCGTAGTAGTAGTCGTGCCCGCGCCAGAGGTTAAGCCGGGACCACCGCCGGGATTGTTCCCCGTTTACTAAGTAGGTCTCATCGCGCCAGTCCCCCGGCGGCTCCGCGTCTCGTTCCTGCCCGCCGTGGGCGTGATCCCTCCAGATGTAGTCCGGCGCCGGCTCCGAGAAGGCCCACACTCTCCGCCTGGTGTGGTACCAACAGGTCGTCTCGCCGCTCTTGGTCAGCAAAAAAAGGTACTCGTGTGCCTTCGTGGGCCGCTCCGTCACACTCTCCGGCATGGGGTTTGGTTTGCTCCAGATGATGTCGGAGCGTAGCCACCAACCGTCGGCGCGAAGTGCAAACGCGACCATCCAGGGGATACCGCAAAGGTCCTTGTCCTTGAGCCCCGCCTGGGGCAGGCGGTTCGGCGACACGCCCTCGAGGTGGCTGCCCGTCGCCTTGGACTGCATCGGGGAGTTCTCCCAACGGTGAGAATCCTTGCGGTAGCCCCCGCGGTCTCCCGAGTGGTAGCAGTCCCCGAGGTTGAGCCAGAGTGTCCCGTCGCCCGGCAGCACCCGCCGCACGTCTCGGAAAACCTCAACCAGCTTGGCGACGTACTCCTCTGGCGTGCGCTCAAGGCCGAGTTGGCCGGCAATACCGTAGTCCCTCAAAGACCAGTAGGGCGGCGACGTGATGCAGCACTGCACCGACTCATCCGGTAACAGCCGAAGCTGTTCTAGCGCGTCGCCGCAGAGGAGACGAATCACGGGAGCACCCGCCAGAGTTGGCTCATCCCTCCGCCTCGCCCGGGTAGGCGTTGTGCTCCACGCCGTCGAGCAGTCGGCCAGCGGCTTTCTTGGCGACGCGACGCGACACGTTCTCCAGATCCCAGACGTGGTACTTCTCCAACCCATCGAAGGAGAAGCTGTTCCCACGACAAGGCACAGGTGTCCACTCCCCCCATTGCTTGAAGAAGAACGGCACGTCTGCGGCCTGGCACTGGTCGCGGACCGATCTGAACCAGTCCGGGTGCGCCGGCCGAGCGTTCGGGCCACTCTCCCCGCCAGCGATCACCCAATCCAGCTTTGTTTGGTGGTCGTTGTGCCAGTAGCCCCGGAGCGCATCCACAAACAACTGGCGGCTGCTCCCTAGAACGACGTCGCCACCTGGATCGTGAGGAAGTTTGCAGAAGTCCACCGGCCCGAGCGCCGGCTCGTAGCAGACGAACCGCACCGCCGCGGGGCAGCGCAAGAGGTGGGGAATCCGCTCATTGGCGGTTGCCTGGTCCTCGATCGAGGTCCCGAGCCAGACGTTCGGCAAGAACGGTTTGCCGAATAGGTACCGGCACATCGGCCCGACGTTCTCGGCCATCGTACTCGGGCGCTTTGTGAGCACGAGGAAGGTGTGTCGACTCGCCGCCTCCATGCGCTTCCAGACCTGCACGGCAAACCACATCAGCATGGCTGAATGAAACAGGTCGGACATCGAGCACACAAACACTCGCCGCGCCTTGCGCCAATGCAGCGGTTCGTCGAGGCGCTCCGGGCGCATGGTCAGGGCGAACGGGTGCTCTGCCGGGTAGCCAAAACGCCCGGCGAACCTCTTCGCCTGCCGCTCGGCGTAGCAATGCGCACACCCGGCGCTGACCTTCGTGCAGCCGGTGACGGGGCTCCAAGAAGCATCCGCCCACCCAATCTTAGTCCGCCCACTCATCGTCGTCCCTCCCAGGTCGGCGTTGCCGCTCCCACCGATGCCGGCCGACCTGCGGATCCCATCCCCACCAGGGGAACAGCCAGGCCACCAGGGCCCCCACCGCGTACCACGCCAGCACGACAAGGTTCACCACCACAACGGCCAGGACGTAGCCGACCGCCACCGCACCCAGGACGTACAGCACGATCACTCCGTCACCTCCGCCGGCGCGAGCTCGCCCAACCGTTCGAGTGCCAGCCGCAGCACGGCGGCCGTGTTCGCGATCGCTACCGTCTGCGGGACGGGCTCACCGAGGGCCACCAGCGCGTTCCACAGCGCGTCCCCGATGATCTGCAGACGACCAACCCGAGAGCAGCCCGCCGTGAGCAGCGCCTCACTGGCCCGGTGGAACATCACGACGGGGAAGTGCTGGACCGTCGTTTTCGCGTCGCGTGAGAGCGCGTCGAGCCCGGGTAGGTTGTGCAAAGCCAACGCGAGCGGCCGCAGCGCCGCGATGCAGTCGAAAAGGAACGACGTCGGATCGCCGACCCCGGCGAGCGAGTTGACGCAGGCGACGACGCGCTCCCGCACTTCCGGCCCCGCGAACCGGATCTCCGCCACCGAGCGACCGTGCTTGTCGAGGACCACCCTCTGATCGGGCCCTGACAGCCGCCACGGTTCCCCGTGGTCTTGCACACACGCCACCGCTCGCTCGTCGGCCATCACTTCACCCCCCGGCTGTGAATGCCGGTGTAAATCTCCCAAGGCGGTTCCCACGTCGGCGGTGTGGTTCTCGGCCCGGGGTCGCTCGATTGCACGGCCCACAAGACGATCGCCGCGAGCAGGCCCAGGATCACCACCACCAGCACCGCGTACCCAAGCATCCATCCTCCAATCTCAGTCCACGCCCCAACCCTTCGTCCGCGCCCACCAGCGCGCCACGCCGACGCTCATGCGCTCGCGCGGCTTGGCGTGCAACAGCGCGTGTGGGTCCTCGATCACGCTCCACGGGACCCAGGACTCGTACTCCCCGTCGAACTCGACCAGGACGGCGTGCTCGGTCGCGCGCACCAAGTAGGCGTCCAGGTACACGAATGGCTCCCCGCCGTTGCTCGCCCTCACGGTCATGTGCTGTCCCAGCCGCTTCTCGTCGGCCGGGCCCTCCCAGCCAGGAGCTTGAGCACCGTGTTCCAATCCATGAACCGCCACAGGTAAACCTCGACGCCTGGGCACGCGCCGAGGTCGTCCGCCCAACCCTTCTGCTCGGGCCTCTCGCGCTCGGTGTTGTTCTTGAGCTCGGCGAAGATCAGCCGCCGCTGCCGGCGCGACACCAGCACCAGGTCGAGAAACCCCTCCTCGCTCTTGCGGCTGTCGTGGGTGTGGTAGGCGCGATAACCCATGCGCTTGGCTGCGTCGACGAGTTGCGCCTGGAAGTCGGCCTCGCTCGTGAAGATCGGCAGGACCTCGGCGGGTTTCATAGTTCGGGCCCCGGGACCAGCATTTTCACGAGGTCGCGGACGTCCGCCAGGATCCCCCGCACCTGTCGAATCTCGGAGAGCAGCACCGAGTCGACGAGCTGGCCAATACCGCCGGTCACAAAGTTGGGCGGTACGGCAGGCGCCACCGCCCCGGCCAGACCAAGCTCACCACCACCGCGGCGCTCGATCTCGCCGGCGAGTACCTGACCTTTGTCCCGCTGCTGCTCGAGACCCGCGGCGCGCGTGTAGCGCCTCCGCAACGTCTGCCAACTCGCCGTCCGGTGTCGGCCGCCTCGCTCTCTCCCGAGGGTCACGGGATCCAGCGGCTCGAGCCGCACGAGCTCCTCCTGGCTGTCAACCTCGGTGACGAGCACGCACGCAGTCGTCACCAAGGAGCCGTCCAGGCGATCCAACTCGCAACGGCGCCGGGTGTAAATCTGCCGGAGCCCAGGTGCCTCGTCACGTTCACGCTTTCCCGCTACCCTGCGCGCTTTCAGCATCACACCCCTCCCTTGTCGGTACACGCATGCCCCAACGCCACGCCCCGAACTGATTGCGATGCGACGAACACAGGACGTCAAAAGCCCCGTGTCGGTGCGGTTTCTCAACCCCCCACTCGAAGCAGATCAGGCACGACTCCGATCCCTCCACCCACCGGTAGAGGTTCGGCACCCCGCCTCCCGCTCCAGGCGTCGTTGTGGGTTTTCCACAGGAAAGGGGAGGGAACGGCTGCGAAGCAGCCGAGGGAGGGGTGCCTCTGTCTTTGTCTCTCAACTGAATCACTGAAGCACTACTGTGATTCAGTGATTCAGTGAGGGGTTCCCCGGACGGTTTGGCGAACGGTTCCCCGAACGATTCGGCGAACCCTTTGGCGAACCCTTTACCCAACGGTTCGATCAACCGTTTAAGTGCCTGGTAAACCTCGCCCTTGAGGTCACAATCCGGGAGCCTGCCGAAGCACTTGCCCCACTTGACGACCACGTTCGGGTTGGCTGGCCGGTTGTACTTCACCGCCTCCGGCAGCCAGACGAGGCAATGGTTCCAGTCGGCTTTGACCATACCCGCGCCTAACAGTTCCCCGAACGCTTTGTCGAACGGTTCGCCGAACGGTTGCGGGGTGTTGGGTTGACCAGGCGCCGCGATGCCGTTGAGCCCGGCCCACTCCGCACCGAGGCGGTCGATCAGCGCGCCGCGCCCGGCCTCGATCACCCCGGGCAACGGTCCGGTCAGATCGCCGGTCAGCAGGTAGAGGAACAGGCCGCGCGAACAGGGCGGCATGGGCGGCAGGCGGGAGAACGAGCCCTGCCGCCACATGCGCGGCCCGAACACCACGCGGTAGACTCCGCGCTCCGACTCGGACCTGGCCATGACCGCGCTAGAGTTGCAGCCGCTCGGTCAGCTCAGCCAGGCCGGATGCCAGCACCTGCACGCGGCAGTAGAGCGAGTGCAAGCGTTCGGTGACCGGCGAGAAGCTGACCGGCGGCATGGGCTCCTTGGCGTTCGGTACGTCGGTGCGCGGCTCCTGGCTGATGACCGGGACCAGCCGCTGAGCAAGCGCACCAGCCCGCGCCTCCAACCCCTCCACCGCGCGCTCGATCATCTCCAGGCGGTGAAGCACGGAACCCGGTTTCACGTCTGCCCTGCCCTCGGGTACTTCTCCAAGTGTCCTCGTCATGACTCACGCCCTTACCCGATCACGCGCACGTCGGCCGGGAGGCGCTCCCGCAGCCACGCGACGATCGAATCCACCGCCTCCAGGCGCCACGCCTCGGTCAGGACCGGGAACAGGCCGCAACGCGGCGCGTTCTCCGGCCCCTTGCCCACCCGGAACACGAACGGCGACTCCGGCTGCGCGACCTCCGGGAACGTCCGGTACGGCCGCAGCATCACCGGCGAAGGAACCTGCGCCGCAGCGAGGCGTTGCACACCCTCACGCAGCGAGGCGGTCTGCGACACCCCGTCGTCGAGCAGGTTGACCGTGGACTCGCTCGTGAGGTTGCCCGCCACCGCCAGGACACGCCCCGCCTCCGCGGTCAGCACGAATCCCGCGAGCAGGCCAATAATGAACTCCTCCTGCGCCAGGTAGGTGTTGAACCGGAACTGACAGCGGTTCGGCGACAGGGCCCGGGCCAACACCGGACGCTCCAGGAAGGCTCCGCCGATAACGCTCACGACGTCGACCAGGCCGGGGTCGGCAACGTGCACGGCGAGTAGGTTCCCGCTGACGGGCGCCACGTTTCTGACGTCGTACTCCCCGAGCGAGAACCTGCGCGGGCCGCCGATATGAACGGTTACATCGTCCGCCGGGACCTCTGGAGTTGGTGCCGCGCCCACCAGGTACTCCACCAGGCCGGTCAGGGTGGCGACCACGAGTGCGGCCGGCTGCGGGTCCTTGACCGGCCTGAGCGGCTCGGTCGCGTACGTCCGGCCCTCGACCTTCACCGTTTGCGGACGCGCCAGCGCGACGAGGTACTGCGCGAACTCTTTCAGCATCGAACTACTCCCTCCTGTCCCCGTTGACCGCGTGGAGCTTGGGCGGTTCCGCGGGGGCTTCCGGGGCGACCACGCCAGGCGCGGGCCCGCCCATCTCATTGAACAGCGTGCCGGTGACCCCGATCTCGCGCGCCGCGAGCTCACCGTCCGCCGTGACGCCGAGTACCGCGTCGGACTCGAACACCCGCCACGGCACCAGGCGGTTCGTCACCCAAAACCGCAGCGTCACGCGCTTGCGGTCCTCCTTGGGCAGCAGCCGCACGTGCAGGACGACCTCGCGCGACGGCTTGTAGTCGGTGTTGGGGTCAGCGATGTTGGTGAGGACCTTCTCCAGGGCCTCCGCGAACTGCTCCGCCGCCGCCCCACCACCGAGGTTGACCAGGCTGAGGTTGTCGGCCGGCACCTCACACCTTCCCCTCGTCGAGCTCGTGGCCCTCGCCGTACCAAGCGTCACGCGCCTTCGTCGCGGCATCGAACGCCGCCAAACACGCGACGAGGTAGTCCGCAAGGAACAAATCGGGCGTGTCCGAGCCGTTCTCCTTGCTGTGCTGGTTGATGAGCTTCTGCAGATCGTCGCGAAACTCGTCCGACTTCGCCCGCTCCGGCTGTGGCTCGGGCTCCCCCAAATCCGTGTCTCTCTCCATGACGTCCTCCAGGTCCAAGTTGCAGCCCCCGCCGCCCACGGGGGCTCACATCCGCTAGCTTGTCTCGCCGGTTTGCAGGGCGGCCGGCGCCGCAGAGTGTTGGGCCCCTACATGCAAGCACCTCCTCTCACCCACCAAGAATCCCCGCGTCTTTCCATGCCTCCCGCCACCAACGCAGAGAGTGAAGTTTCCGTCGAGACTGTGAGAGGAAGGCGTGACCCCTTACGATCACCCACAACCAGCCCAGTCTTTCCAACAGCGTCCTGTCGTTCATCCCCCCACCTCCCCTCATAAGCGCCGGCGCTCGAGCTCTTGCGAGATCGCCCGCATCCGGCGCGCCAGTTCCTCAGCCTCCGCCGACTCCGAACCCCGCACGGAGGCGGGCAACCAGGTCCTGCTCGCACGTCGCTCCGCCGCGCGTCGCAGGAACACGAGCTGCCGGCGGATGTGCACCAGCTCGGCAGTCCCGAGGCCCTCGATCACCTTCTGGATCTCCTTGCTGTCCCTCCGGCCGTGATAGAGCAACGCCCGTCCTGCTGAGCCGCGCGGGACCTCGGTGGCGAAGTCAGACGGCAATCGAGCCTCCAGCGAGCCAGTCTTTGATGGCGTCCGGACCATCGCCCCGGATGATGGTCGGGATGCAGATGTCGTGGACCGGGCCCCGGGCCGACTCGCGCGTTGGACCCATGCCGGGCAGTGCGAGCGGGAGATCGCACTCCACGCACCGCGCTACCCTGCGCACCTTCCACTTGAGGAACCAGCGCAGCATCGCAACCTCCTCACCGCCTAGAGAGCCAAAGCGCCGCCCCATAGAAACAGGCGGCGAGGAACACCAGCGGAAGGGCAATCAAGGTGGCCGGCCACAGAAAGGCCAGCCCACACACGAGCGCCGGCGAAGCCTCCTCCTCGAAACGAATCAGACCGGCCGCCACAACCAGGCTGACGAACAGGTAGGCGAGGATCCAGATCATCATCATCACTCCACCTCCAGCAAGCCACGTTCGATCGCGTAGAGGTAGAGTTGCCGGAAGAGCCATTGCCACACCGGCATGCCGAGGTCGCGCTCAAACTCCGCGAGCCTCCCTTGGGCGAGCATGTGATGGCGCCAGCAGGCCCAGAAGCCGGCGAAGTCCGAGCCCCCGAGCAGCGGGTCGCTGCCCCTGGCGCCAGTGCGTTTCTCGTGGTGGAACTCCAGACCCCCGTAGCACTGAGGTCCCTTCGCGATGCAACCACCCAGCCTCAGCCACTCCCTGAAAGCCTCGGTTGTCGTGCGCTTCGGCTTTTCGAGGTTCATCGCTCCGCCTCACGCCAAGCCAGGGAAGCGCCGCAGGAGCGCCACCCTGGTATCAACCTCAACGAGCTCGAGAACCGTCATGACTGCCGCCCCTTCACCACGACCGAGCACGGGGGACAGAGATAGCGGGTGGAAGCTCGGTACATATCGGACATGAACTCGTTGTAGGGGCGGCCTTCCCCGGCCGCGATCGCACGCCAACAACGACCGCAGTGTGCGCGCCTCACGTTCGACGAAAACCGCCACGCCCCGCTCGTCAGGTCGATCCTGCCGTGGCGTCGGAGGAACTCGAAGAGCGCCGGCGAGGGTACAGCGCTCATACCCGACCCCCGGCCTCGTCATGGACGCACAGCCTGGACAGCAGCGCGTCCACCAGGTAGTAATCACCACGCCGGCAGAGCACGCGACCGGTGCGGTCCATCCGCTTCTCGAATTGGCCCTTGGGCATTTCGATCGTGGCGGCACGCGTCCCCTCCGGGGTCAGGAAGACCACGGTGAGCGCCTGGAACGTCGCGCCGTAGTGGTGCGGGTTGGGCACCCCGACACTTGAGACGACTACACAGCGCCTCTGGTCAGTTGGTGCGCCACAATCCGATTGACGCGGCCGATACTCCGGGAACAACGACGCCCCCATACCCACCCCTTTCCCAAAACCGACTTCCCCGCCGAAGATCGGCGTGTGGCGGTTCACACCACTTCCCCTTCAAGGCTGGCCGATCCGGCCTCGTTTGAATCCAGTCTCAGTTGTGACTCGGGAATCGCGGCTCGCGAATGGGGTCTACTGTAACAACTTGACTCTTTATATCTTATCGGACATTGCAGGTAGACATGAAGGTCCCGGGCCGGGCCAACCGGTTCTGGACAAGATGTGAGATCAGGCTCAGTCGGCGAGCCACGACCCGGGGCCACTTGGTTTTGCGAGGTTGTTTTACCTGATCTCACACTGCCATCCTGGGGCCCGGTTTTGCGTTTGTCAAGAGCGCCATTGTGGCACAACGTCCGGTAAGACCGGTTATGTCAAAAAAGGACAGGCCCGTGCAGGCAGTCTGGACCATCTCAAGCCCTAGGGGCCGTTCTGTGCGCGCACGGGCACTTTGAAGGAGGTGTTTGAGGCGGCGGACTTACTGGCGTGTCCCTCCCCCGGGTTGACTTAAACAACGCCCGGCGGTTAAGGTGGCGCCGGCGGTGACCGCCATGAGGTCAGATTGAGAGAACGTCTCGAACAGTGGGCCTATCTCATCGTGGCCCTCGCGATGTTTGCAGTCACCGGCTTTGGACTGTACGAGGTCGGCCGGTGCCTGCTCCACGGCCGCATCTTGTGCGCGGCCGCGGCCGTGGTCTCCGCGGGCCTCGGGATCTGGCTCATTCAGCTGGTCGGTGGTTCCGTCATGGGGGTCCTCCTGGCCGTCTTCACCAAGAACGAGCAGAAAGCGTGAGAGCACCCTTAGCCTTGGCCGTTGTCCTACTCGTCACCGCATGCGGAGGCGGAGACAACGGCTCACCCACGGAACCACAACCCCTCACACTGACCGGCACGTGGGCCGGCACGATCGTCGATAGCGTCGGTGGCCACGGAACCGTTAGGGCAACCGTTCGACAAGACGGGAACCAGGTCACCGGAACCTGGGCCGCCACCTTTACCGACCCACGTGGCAATAACGGTGGCAGCCTCTCGGGGACTGTGAATGGGTCAGCAGTCAGCCTGACGCTGTACGGGCCGAACGAAGGCGTTTGCCCATTTCGCGTCACCGCTACCTGGTCCGGCGACCGGCTCACCGGGACCTATGCGGCCTTCAGCTGCACAACCGCCATCACGGGAAGCCTAGACCTGCGGCGCCAGTAGATGGCCAAGGGCGACGCGGCCCGCTACCTGATCTGGAACCACGACAATGGTCACGGAAAAAGAGCCACCCCCGGCGAGAGTCCACCGGGAGTGGCTAAGGGCGTGATGCACCCGCGGGGTGTTGCGGGTTCTGTAACTCCACCAGGAAAAAAGCGCCGGCCCCCGCTGGCTAGTCGGGGGCCGACCGAGAAGGCCGCGGGAAAAGGAGGACGGAAACCCGCGGCCGAGCTATCGGCTTGCAGCCTAAGGGCTCCGCCCAGGCGCCGGTACCGGCGGCTTCGCCGCGTAGGGTGCCAGCAGCGTCTCGAGCTTTTCGATGTGCCCTTCGAGGATCACGCGTGCTCCCACCTGCTTCGTCGCGCAATCTGCATCGGTATCGCCCGCCACGCAGCACGGGACCGCGGGCCGCGGCGGCACCCTGACGGTCGGGCACTCGATGGGCGCAGGGATGAGCGCCTCCTTCGGCGGTGCCGTCGAGCAGCACCCTACGGCGGCGGCTGCTGCCAGCGCGAGCAAAATTCGTCGTACCGTTCGCGTTCCCATGCCATCACCTCCACGCACGGCGCGGCCGGCGCCGGCCGTATCTCCGTGATCGTCTTGAGCCGCCACTTCGTGCCCGTCTCGATCACGGGCACGCGCGCTTCCGCCTCTCTGACCTCCGCCTTCATCCGTTCACCCCGGGCGACCCACGCGCGCACCGCGGCGTTCTGCCGGTTCATCGAGAGCGAGAATTGCTTGGTCAAGACCTTGTAGGTTGCGAGGTCCGCCGCGTAGAACTTGTGCGCCACCCAGGCGCCGCCAGCGGCCGAACCCGCGAGCGCGAGCCCGGCGATGATGAGCTTAGCCTGCAGGAACATTGCTCCCTCCGTTTCCCTCCACGCCAGCGCGCTGTTTCAGTTCGCGCGCCTCGTTCCAGAGTGCCTCCATCCGTTCATCGCCCAGGAAGCAGCACAATGGCGCAAAGTGATCTACTGCCCTGTTAAGGTCTGCCGCCCGGCCCTGGGTAAACTCGACAATCCGCGGATCTTCGACGAACTCCTCCGCAAGCCGAACGGTCACGAGAATCCCGTTGAGGCCCTCGCCGGGGCAGGGTGACCAGTGTCTCTCGCACCACCGCGGGTTTCGCTCAGGCATTCCCGTTTCCCTTCGCGGCCATCCTCGTCTGCCAGACCTGGATGAGGATCATCGGGAGCTTGGAACCCCCGGCGATCGCCATGGCGCTCAGGATCACACCGAGCCTGTGCTCGTCCGGGTGGCCGAGGATGGCGCCGATCACGTCGATGTCCCACGTCCGGCAGATCGCGAACGAGACCGCGAACGTGATGACCTCTTTCCAGCCCTTGAGCCTGTCCACCAGCCGGCGGTGCTCGAAGAAAAGGGCGAGCGCCCGCTCCTGGAAGATGGCGATGATCGAGACCTGAGCCAGGACCCCTATCGTCAGCTCCCAGTTGATAGCAGGCGTCACGTCAGAGGCCGATCTTGTGCCCCACCCAGGCGGCCGTTCTCTTGATCGCGCCCCACAGCCACGCTCCGCCGACCTTGAAGGCCAGGCGCAGCGCGGCCTCGACCGCCCCGAGCTCGGCCCTGGCCTTGACCGGATCCCGGTGCAGAGCCACGACGTAGGCAACCAGGGCGCCACAAACGAAACCGAGTACGATCCTCAGCATTGTTCCCTCCGATCATTTCTTGAGGTGCTGCCTTGCTCGCGGCACGTCCCCCAACACCACCGCCTGGAGGTGCCAGGTCGCCCATGCGTCGCCCGTTGAGTAGAGCAAAAAGGACCACATACCCAAAGACCGTCCGTCCGGTCCCCGATTCACGGCAAACGCCAGCATGTTGGCGGCATAGCCGCTGATTGTTCGATCAATGATGCCCACCTTAGTGCCGAGCGTTGAGATGCAGTCACCGCCCCGGTAGACGGTGACAATGCCAGGTCCCGCGCTGACCCATGCGCTGTCTTCGGCCATCCAGCACCCGGACAACTCCCACGCGAGCGGGTACGCTGGCTGCGTGTAACGCAGTTTCTCAGGAGGCACCGGGAAAGGTCGGCCGGCACTATCTAGCGCCATCCGGTAGTTGCCCCGTTCTATGCCCCGGACACCGCCGTACGCGGTGAAGTAGAGGTAGTTTGCCTCACGGATCGTCACCGCAGAGAGTGCGTAGGTCTCTCCCCCTGGCGTTGCGAAGATCGGATTGCGCGGGTCCTTGACCCAGATCACCCCGTCGTCGGAGTAGGCGAGACCGATGCCACCCTTCGCCTCGGTGTTCTTGTACGGCCCTGCGGTGTAACCCATGACGTAGCCGCACGGGAGACTCAACACGCAGGCGTTGCTGACGCCGTGCTGGAAGCCGTCCCAGTGGTCGATTCCTTGGTCATCGTCCTCCCATTGGACTGTCGCCTCGAGGACTCGCTCCCCACCGTTCCACGTCTGACCGTCGGGTGAGGTGTACCGGAGGATGGCGTCGTTGACGGTCACCCAGGCCGTGTGTCGGTCGCCATTCCAAATTGCGCTGCCTCCGTACCAGAATGTCGCATGTCCAGGGTCGGGAAAATTCACGACCACCGAACGCAATGTGAGGGGCGACGGTATCGGGCTCGGCGTCCGGGTTGGCGTAGGCATTGCGACCGGGCACGGCACGCTCGATGCCCGCTCGTACTCCGCACAGCCGAGGGTGCCGGCGAAGTAGCAACTCCTACCCTCGTAGCAGTATTGAGCCACCGCGGCAGGAGCTAGAAAAGCCCCCACGAGCAGGGCCAGGAAAACCCTCAAAGGTCGCCTTCGCATTGGTCCTCCGATCTAATGACGGCGCGCCCCACTCCTCCGCGCCGGCACATGGGCACCTCGCCAGGGACTAAAAAAGCCGCCACAGGGGCGGCCAGGAGAATCACCAGGCTACGTTTCAGACGTGCTGCGTGCGATCCCACCCGAACAGGACCTCTTGGGGCAACGTCTCGCTCACGTCGAGGTGGATGCACCCACGCTCGATCCCGATTCGGCGGAAGCCGGCGAGGTAGGCGTACTTCACGAGCTGAAAAGCTCGCCGGCTGTCGGGGCAGGCGACGTCGGCCGCCTCGCCGCTCGTGTGCGCCGAGAGACCGGAGCCGCCGATCTCCGCGTTGTGCTTCGGGCAGCGGCAGCCCGAGTTGACCTTCATCGGCCCAATCAAGGGTCGCATCGCTTCCAGTTTCTCGATAAGCAGGGGGCTCACGTCGCCGGGAAGAGTGCCGAGCCCGCAGCCGTCCTGGCACGCAAACTCGGTGGTATCGAAGTGAGGCGAAAGGTCACCCACCGTTTGCCTCCTCCCCGACCCCGCCGGTCCCGTGGACACGGTGATGCTTGGTCAGCAGATCATGCTCCGCCTGGAGCGCCGCGAAGTCCTTCGTCATGCTGTCCTTCCACTTGAAAATCAGGTCGAACTTGCGATCAATGCTGGCGAGCTTCTGCGCGGAGAACCACACGCCCAGGCCGAACAGGAGGGTGATGAGCGCCTTAGCCACATCCCAACGGTCCAGCCAAGTCGGCACCGGCTCGGGCAGGATGGACGGTTGTGGGTGAACCGCCGTGGTCGACATGACGAGCGTCACAGCGAGCACCAGCCCCCAGAACGCGATTGCGCGTATCGCCGTCTTCATTCCCCCACCACCTCCGCTGGCCGAGCTCGCAGGGCCCGGATCCGCTCCAGCAGCTCCTCATCGGTGCGACCCATCGCCCGCCACCGCTCCATCAGCATCTTCGCGGTGTTCTCCCGACCCGGCAGCGCTTGAAGAGGCTCACGCTGCTTGCCCCTGCTTACCGTCCGACCGGTGTAGACCATGTGGGACAGGCGCTCGGCGATGTAGTCGGGGTCGTAGCGCCGGAACTGCTTCTCGGCCACGTCGAGGATTGGCGCCGTGAATGCGAGGTTTTGGAACAGCGGGCGCAGTGTCCCTTGGCGCCAGGCACGCGCGAGCCCCGTCGCCACCCGGTTCAGCGTCTCGGTCTGCGGCGGGTTGAACACGTCGGGGAAGAACTCATGCCCGAACTCCCCGAAGTGCCGCACACCGTAGTCGACCGCCGTCCACAGCCCAAGGGCCCCCACCTCCACCAGGTCGGAGTAGAGGCCCGCCCACCACGACTCGTCCTCCCGCTTTCGGTCCTTGAAGAAGTTGCGGGCGGCCATGATCGCCTCGCCCGTCACCGACCCCGCGAAGAGCAGCCGCAGCAGCGGCGCCACGTTCCCCTCGCGTACCTCCCGCACCGCGTACTCGCTCGTCTTGCCGAACTTCCGAAAGTAGCTCGTGTAAGCCATCACCAGGCGCCAGAGCGTGTTGTCAATGTGCGGCGGGCGGGCCATCGCCGACTCGTTCATCACGTTGACGTTCTCGATCTCCTTCTGCATCGCCCGCGACACATCGGCCTCAGTCGGTTCCCCGAACACCATGCGCTCCACGTCGTCCTTCGAGAAGCCGAGCTGCTGCACGAGGTAGCGCCGGGCCGTCTCGGCGTCGCGCGTCACGCCCCGCGCGCCCCACTTGGCCGACTTCCCCTCCCGGATCGACTGGAGGGCCGAGTCGAGCAGGAACTTATCCACCGACCACGCCACCGCCTGATTGATCTTCCGGTTGGCGAGCTGGAAACCCGTCACCCGCAGGACGCGGCTGGCGATCCGAGCCGGGAGGCGTTGGATCGTCTCGGTGATCGGCATACCGGCGAGCAGGTCACGCCCGACGAGTGGCCGCATCAGGTCCTGGTGCAGATACGCGAGGCGGCGGAGCCGCGTCTCGTCGGCGCTCCCGATCGCGGTGGTCCAGGCGTGGATGAAGCCCTTGATGGCCGGCACGACGCCGTGCCGGATGGTCAACGGCAGGTGACCACCAAACAGGTTCGGCACTACCGCGAGCGACAGGTTCGAGCCGGCCGCGAGAGCCTCGACCGCGTTCCACAACACTTTCCAGCTGGTCGTCATGAACGGGTTGCCCGCGCGCTGCGCCCCCTGCAGCCGCCTCCAGACCAGCGGGATCATGTGCTCGGCCTGGTCCGCGTCCATGCCGTGCGCCACCATCCGCTCCGCGAGCTCGCGCAGGTACTCGGCATTCCCCTCCTGACCAAACTGCTCGATGATGGCTAGGCGGCGGGTCGCGCTGATGATGTGCTGACCGAGGATCGCTGGGTCGTCCTCCAGCACCTTGACCGTCTTGCCCTCGACCTGGATGGTGCGCGGCAGGTCCGCCAGGCGCGGGTGTTCGAGGCTCCCGTGCCGCTTGGTCACGAACGGCGGGTTGACGAGCTCCCACAGGATTTCCGTCGGGATCCCACGCGCCTTGCCCTCCTCAATGAGACGCTGGTAGATCCGCCCGCGCCGGTTGCGGAGGGCGTCGCGCGCGTCACCCGTGAGCCGGTGGGGGACGTAGGTTGCCGGATCACGGGCCGCGAACGGTCGCGGTTCACCACCCCCGCCCGGCGTGGCCATCACGCCGAGGTCCTCTGCCTTGTCCCCGATCCAGGTGACGGCGGCGCGGTACGCCTCGGCAAACTTGACCAGCCCCGGCGTCGGCATCTTCTTTCGGTCCTCGTAGGCCCACACGAACTTGTCCCCGAGCCACTTCCGCTCAGTGCGATCGAGGGCCTTCCATGCCAGCCAAAGCGGCTCGCTGAGCTCGCTGCCGTACTTCTGGCCGTTGGTCTTGGCGTTCTCCCCGCGCTGGAACAACTCCTCACCGCCAGGTCCCAACGACCGGAACAGCCGCTCCGGCGAGGGGAATACGAACTCACCCTGCGGGATCGTGACCAGCAGGAACCGTCCGAGAGCCACACCCTCGTCCGCCAGCTTCTTGGCCACGCTGCGGAGCGTGCCCTGTTCCATCGCCTCCGGGGGCGTCTTGACACCAGGCAGCGGGCCCGTGAAACGCACACCTCGAGGGGCACCACGCGGCTCTCCACCCTCGGCCTCAGCCTCAGCTCGTGCCGCCCGTTGCCGCTCGACGTCGGCCTCGTGCCGGCCTTTCAGGTCGGCAACGATCTCCTCATCGAACAGGCGAGCCGAAGCCTCGTCGGCCAGACGGCGGCGCCGGAGGAAGAACGGCCCCTCCTCTTCCCCGAGCATCTTGCCAAGGACGCGCCGAACCTCTGGCTTCACCTGGCGCTCCAACCCGCGCAGCAACTCGCTCAGCCACACTTTGAACCGCTCGAACAGCGTCTGTGCTGCTGGCACCGGAGCCTCACCCGTGCGCAGGTATTCCTGGAAGTCCTGCACGAACCGTTCTTCGTGCTCGCGGCCCCAAAGTTCGCCTACCTTGAGGTCGTAGGCGCCACGCAACGTGAGTCTGTCTTCTACCGGCAACTCGTTGAAGAAGACATGCCCCGCCTCGTGGAGGAGGTTCTTGATGTTGGCGCCCCGGAACAGGGTGAGCTGACTCCGGCCGTCATCCAGCAGGGTTGTGGTGGCCGCCACTTTCACGCGAGAGCGGGCGAGAGCAGCCTCAAACGGAATGCCATGCTCCTTGGCATAAGCCTCGACCGCCGCCCTGTGCGTGGGGTGCAATTCTTCCCTGGCCAGGACGTTTTGGGTCAGACGTTCCCGTTCGGCTTCTGTGCCAACTTCGGCGCCCGCCAGGGTCTTCTCGTACCATTCCTCCGCCGGACGGTTGAACGCCTTCGCCCACGCCTGCGCCCGGACCTGGAACAGCTCGAGGAGCCCTTGCGTTTCCTCGCTGGACACCCCGACCGCCTCGGCGGCCTTCGTGATTCGCTCGACGAGCGTCATCTCCCACGGCTGCGCTTGCGCCGTGCCCGCAACCTTGCCAGCGGCCCGGGCGATGGGGCCGGGGCGTTCCGGCCGCGCTGGCCCACCACCGGGTTCTCCGGGTGGTCCCGGTTCCACAGGCTCGCCGAGAGCGCCTGCGCGCGGTCGTACGCCTCCTGCCGGCTCATGCCCTTCCGCAGGTTCTCCAGGTAGAGCGAGTCCCGCCTCCGCTCGTACTGCTCCGGCACGACGCACCTCCTCCGGCGCCACCCGTAGACTTTCCACGGCCATGTTCGTCCGCCTGCCAGTCGCCAGGTTCTCGACGGTCACGCGGCTCGAAGTCATCAGCTCCCCGGGCTCCATACCCCTTGGGAGCCTCACCACCCGGTACACACCGGCCCGCTCCGACCGGTAGGTCGGCAAGCCATAGAACACCTCGCCGACCTTCACGTTGTAGGAGTGCATCACCGGTTGGGTGGCCTGATCCGCTGGGACCGGCTGGAAGAGACGGTTGGTCCGCTCCACCTTGACGCCGCCGGCCCGAAGTGTGGGCACAGCATCAACCTGTTCCTCCGCCCACCTGGCCGCGTCATCGTGCGACGTGAACTGTCCACCCCTACCATCCGCGAGCCACGCCTCCCACACCGCACTGCCGTCAGGCAACTCTCTCTCGGTGATGTAGGCTTTCCCGTCCTCCATCCCGCCCTCTTTCGGCAGGTCAAGGGCATAGTACGGTTCACCGGGGTAAGCCCCGGGATCGCCGGTCCACCTTGCGCCTGGAGGGGCATAACCCATCATCCCGTCGCCCGGAACCTCACCCGGCTTCATCGGTTCGGCGAAGTGGGACTCGGGCTTGATCTCGGGTTGCGGGCCGCCTTTGAGCTCTTCGGTGGCCCGGGGGACCTCACCCCTCGCCCGCGCACCAAGCCTGCCCGCCAGCGAGAGCTGGCCCGTCTCCCTCTCGGCCGCGAGCCTTCTGGCCTCCACCGCGTCGCGCGCCGCCTCGCGCTCCTCACCCTCGAACAAGCTGACCTGCTGCCCGCGCGGTTGTGCCGGCGGTGCCTCGGGAACGGTGGGTCTCACCAGGGGCTCGAGCTGCGCCTCCTCGGCACCAAAGAGGGCGCCCTGTCGCCGCTCCCCCTCCGGCTGCATTCCCGGCAGCCACCTCGATTCCCGGCGCGGGCGCAGGTACTCGGGTTCTCCCGCCGCTTCCTCACCAAAGTTCGCCCGCACGCCCCAGCGATCGAGCACCTGGTTCCCACGCACCGCCAGCCGCCTGATCCGGAGGAGGTCGTGGACCTTTTGGTTGGGGCCGCGAAGGTCGACCCACACCGCGTCTCGGTAGACGTAGGTCGGCCCGACCCGGCCGACCTCGACCGGTATCGCGCTCGCTCGCAGGGTCCGGTCGTTGACCGCCAGCCGCATCGGCTCGCGCTCCGCCTCCTGAAGCCAGGACGCCTCGACGCGCACTCGGTCCGAATCCGGCACATGACCAGAGAGTGCCGTCTCCTCCGGCGCCGCTTCACGGACCCGCCGCGGCCGCAGGAACGGCGGCTCCTCCCCTGTCGGCTCGGGCTGCGGCGGCAGGGCCGACTCACCCGCCTCGAACCGCCCGAACGCCTCCGCCAGGGCCTCGTGCAGCAGCTCGCGCTCCTGCGCCAGCTCCACGTCCCCCAGCCGCTGGTCGCCCTTGAGTGACTCGACCGCCCGCGTCCGCCACCGCGGAGCGGGTTGCTGGAGGATCGCCACCAGGTCGTTCGTGGTGGCGCCCTCGGGGAGTAGCCCGGCGGCGATCGCGTTGCTGAGCGCCTCATCAGGACCCCCAGCCTTCCGATCGCTGGTCCGGTACTCCTTGAGGATCCCCGCGTAGTCCTCGATCACCGTGCCGGCGCGCTTGCCCATCCCCGCCAGGCGCTGCCAGCCGACACCGGCCAGCTCGCCCTGCTGCTTCGGCACCTTCGGGAGGCGAATCGGGTTCTCGCGCGCCCAATCACGGACGGCGTCGTCGCTGCCCTCCGTGCGCGCCTGACCGCGCAACTCCACCATCCGGGCGGAGATCGCCGACGACGACGGGCCCTTGACCTCGCCGACGCCCCGGAGCCCCGCGTAGTCCGAGAGCATCACGGTGTAGACGTCGCGCAACCGCTCCACGTCGCGGACGTACGGCTCGGCCTGGTACTCCTTCGGCACCTTCCGGATCAAGCGGTCGAGAACGTTGACAAGCCTCCACACCAACTCCTGGAAGGCCCGCGGCGCCCGATCCGCCAGCTTGGCCCAGAACTCCCGGCGCTTGATCTGCTCCCCCAGGAAGTCCCCCATGAACTCCCACTCGGGGCGCTCCCGTCCGATGCGCGCCCTGGTCCCCGCCTGCCACCTGCCGAGGTCAACCTCCTCGGCGATCACGTCCAGGACGGGTTTCGCCAGGTGGGGGGCGTTGTTGCGGATCTCGTGCGCGAGCTCGTGCCCGGCGACGAACGTCAGGGGGGCGTCCGCGTTGATGTTGAGGACGATGCGCCCACCGTGACCCGGACGCCCTCCGCTGCGGGGGCGGACTGCCCGCAGGAACAGCCCGTCGAAGCGGTCGGAGACCTCGGGACGCGCGATCCGCACCAGCAGCGGCTCCTGGCCGGTCGCGTCACGGATCAGCGCGTGGGCTAGTTCTACTTCTCCAGAGAGGGCTTCGGGGGGGTTGGCCGGGTCGACGAGCTCGAAGTCTTGCGACGAAACGGGAGTAGGCCCTTGGCGAGATAGTTCGTAAGCCAGGTCCTCAAGAACTGCCCGAGATCCTGCAGTCTCGCGTCCTCCTCCGCGGCCCGCCGGTCCGACTCCTCCGGCGACTCCGGGGCGTGGGGCCTCGGCCGGAAGATATGCACGACCTCCCACTCCAGTTGCCGGGGCGGCTCTGGCGCCGGGTTGACCAGGTACAGCGGGCGCTGCTCGTTGTCCACCAGCAACCTCCCCCTCTACAGTAGGTCCTTCGGGCGGAGCTGGCAACCACCCCTCGGGGGGCACCTGCCCCGGCCCGGCGGCACGGTACAGGCCATCCCCGCGGGCCGCAGCGGCCCCGAGCTGGCCTTTCGCCTCCTCCGGCGTCACCCAGGACGGCTTGGCGCGCGCGGCCTCCTCGTCGCTCATCCTGGCGTTGGCCCACTCCTCCAGGCGGTGCCCGAGCAACCACGGAGGGGCGGCGGTGCGACGGAATCCAGCCCGCCGGGCGGCATCCCGCGCCTCGAGGTCTGCGGAAATCTCTGTGGAAATCGGCGGGGCCTCCACCGCCTCGGGACGCATCGCCGGACGACCGCCTCGAACCTGCTCCAACGCAGCCTCGACGGTAGTCCTCGGCGCCGGGGCGGCCTCGCGCGCGGCCCTGATCCGGTCCATGAGCCCGCCAGGCAGCGCCGGCCGCCCCGGCATCGCCTGCACCTGCGCGCGCTCCGGGGACATCGCCCGAGCAGCCCAGGCCCGCGCGCCGCCTTCCTCGACCGCCTGCTGGACCGCCTGGCGCATGGTCGGGTGAAAGGCCCCCATGCCCAGGTCGAGGATTCCGAGCTCCACCGCGGATTTGAGAGCGTCCTCGTCCGAGGCGCCCTGCACCTTCGCGGTAACGTAGACCGGCAGCGCGGCGCCCGTGGCGCGGGTGATGCGCTCGGCCCCCGATGCGACAGTCCGAGCCAGCGCCGGAGCCATCGCAGCTTCGGCCGGACCAGCACCGATCAGGCGACTCACCCAACGCTCGACTGCGGGGGCCACCGCTGGGCCGAGGAAACGACCGGCCAGCGCGCCGCCCACCACCATCGGCGCCAGCGTCGCGGCTTCTGTCGCGACACCCGCCGCGACCTCGCCCATCGGCTTCCCGGCCCCGTAATCCTGCATGAACCGGTTCACCAGGAAAGCCCCCAGGACCAGCCTTCCCGGGACCCCAACCACCCCGGCCTCAACCGCGGGCGCCAAGCCAGCCATGACCTCACCAGGGGCAGCGGCGACCTTTCCCAAGGCCGTCGCCGGCGGTGCCTCGCGGTTGGTGGCCGCCTCGGCGAGGACCTCGCCCGGCTGCGCCTGGATCCCCACCAGCCGGCCGTACGACCGCAGCAGGTCCGCCGCCTGCCGGTAGGGCTCGGCGGCCAGCGTCTGCCTGCCGTAGCGCCAACCAGCCGCCACGTCGCGGCGCACGCGCTCCTCGGTCGTGATCGGGTAGAGCCCCGCCTCGCGCGCCAGGATCGGCGGCCGCCGGCCCATGATGTCGCGCGACTCGATGCCGCGGGGGGTGCGGACGATGAGGGGCGCAGCCGCGGGCGCGTGGCTCGGCTCGAGCGGCGGTTCCGCCGCCGCCAACTCAGGGTAGCGCGTGTCGCCGCGGGCCTGCAGCTCGTGGAGGAGTTCCGCGTAGGCGTCGGCCTCGTCCTGGGTCTTGAAGATCCCGAGATGGCGCCCGATGCGGTGGTAGTGGTCCACCGCCTCCTGGTCCGACATCACCCGGCCGTCGTCGCTGACCGTGGGGATCACGACCCGGTGACCGTCCTCCTCGATGCCGATCGAGCGGATGCTGCTCACGGTGCCGTCGGGGTTCACGACCGCGGGCCGCTTGGTCAGGTCAACGTTCCCAGGCACGAGCGGCTGCGGGACGCCCTCGGCCGCGACCTGTGGCACCTTGGCCGCCTGCAGCCACGGGTGCCCGGGCTCGGTGATGATGCCACCCTCGCGCGGGTTCATCGCCGCCGGGCGCACGATCTCCGCGTAGCCCTTGAGCTGCTCCTCCTTCGGCAGCCCTTGAAACTCCGGGTCCGAGCCGGCGACCTCGGCGAACCCCTTCCGACGCTCCTCCTCCGGGAGCGCCTGAAACTCGGGATCGTCGAAGGTCCGCCAGTTGACCGCCATCAGGGGCTCCGGCTCTGCTTGAACTCGCCCCACGTCTTCGGCGGGGGTCCCTGGCCATGCGACGCCGCGGGGGCGCCACCAGCGCCGGCGGGGACCCTCCGGGCTCCGCGCAGCCGCGCCGCAGCCTCACCCAGTGCGCCCCGGATCGCCGCGAGCTCCTGCTCGGCCTGCGTCGTCAGCTCCGACTTCGGAGGCTGCTCGGGGTATGGACTCCCGAGCGCCCGACGCACAAACCCAGGCCGGTCTTTCTCCCACCCCTGCAGATCGGCCTGCCTCGCCTTGGCCAGCCGGACCTGGGCCGACTGCTCCGCGGTGGCCAGTCGGTTGTATTCGCCCGCGACGTCCTCCTCCCGCGGTGGCACATGCGGCGGTGGCGGAGGTGGCTCCTCGCCCTCCTTGACCCACTTCCTGATCGGTCTGCCCTGCGCGTCCACCGTCTCGACCAGGTGCGCTGCGCCCGGCGGCTTCGCCTCGCCCGGGCTGTCGAACACCCACCCATCCTGCTGCGGTGACCAGCGGTAGAGCCCCTCGCCCTGCGGCCCAACCCGGTGCACCAGGCGGGGCCCCTCGGGCGGCGGGTAGCCCTCCTCGGCAGCCACGGCCATGCTCGCAGCGGAGGCGGGCGCCAGCGGCGCAAGGGCACGGATCACGCTTTGGCGGCGGCTCGGGGGCTTCGGAGGTCCGCCACCGAGTGGCGGTGTCTCGCTCGTCGCCGCGTCCACCAGGGCCGCGATCGCGCTCCCTTTGTTCTTCTCTTCGGCGGCAGTCTGCGCCCTGCGCGAGCGCGCAGTCGCCCCCTCGCGGTAGAGCATGGTCGCCGTCTCGACGTCGCCGGCCCTGGCGATCTCCCTGGCGGCGCTCATCTCAGGCACCTCCGGGTCGTCGGGCAGGTTCGACAGGAAGGCACCCACACGCCCTTGCCGTGCCGCCGCCTGCGCCTCAGCCTCGCGCCGGCGCCGCGCCTCGCGCATGGAGATCCCAATGTCCAGCGCCGTGCCGACGCCGTGGGCGGCCTGCGGGCTCGCGGCCGCGACCAGGCCCCCAAGGATCGGCGCCAGAATCTCGCCTACCTTTGCCATGGCTCACGCCCCTCGGTTCATCGCGGCCAGGTAGCGCAGCAGCCGCTCCTTCGCGCTCGGGAGGGTCGTCTCCAGGTTCGGGCTGCCGTGAAACAACCCGCCGATCGGGCCCGGCTTCGGTGTCATGCCCTGCGCGATCCCGCCGCCCACCGCCGCCCCGAGGCGCGCGTTCTCCATCCAGTTACTCTCACCTGGCTTCGTCGGCGTCACGGTCACACCCGTGGCGGCTCCCATCCCCATCCGCACGGCGTCCATCCAACTCCCCTCGCCCTGCGCGTTCTGCTTGACCTGCTCGGCCGTGGGCTTCGGCGGCCCGACCTCCGCCCCCATTCCCGCCGGCGATGGAGTGGTCCCCGGTGTTTCCGCCGCTGGCGTGCCCGGCGTACCCGGCGTTCCCGTCGTCGAGTATTGGAACGGCTCCGCGCCTGCGGCCTTTGTAATCGGCGGCGTGGCCGTCCCACCCGGCGCGATGCCCGCGAGCGCCTGGCCCACGTTGGCGCCCCCGGCTCGGGCCTGAGCCTGCTCCATCGCGCCCTTGACGGTCGGCGTGTAGTTGAGGTTCATCGCCTGGCCGGTCGGCCCAGCCTTTTTCTGCTCCATGGCCTTCGAGGCGATGGCCCCCACCACCGACGACAGGAGCGCCGCTATCAGGGGCGCGATGCCCTGCGGCTGCGGTTCGTGGATGAACCGCGGTCCGCCGCTCCGCCGCCGGAAACCCGCATACGGTTTCTCGAGCATCATCGCCTCCTACTTCGCCTTGCCGGTCTTCGACCCGATCGAGGTCGGGAGGAGTCCCATCGGGCCCCCCACCGACCCCTCGGCCAGTGCCCGGAGACGCATCTTCTCCGCCTCGTTCTTTGCGGCGCGTTCGGTTTCGATCCCGCGCTCGAGCGCACCCTGCGGCACCGCCACGCCGAACGCCGCCGCCAGCCGGCCCGCCCGAGCCGCGGCCGCTCCCGTCTGCTGCCCGATCGCCGTTTCGGTCGCCCGCTGTCCGCGCTCAATCGCCCGCTCGCCGCGTCCCATCTGCGCCTCCAGCGCCGGCGCCAACTGTGCCATCCAGTTCTTCGCCAGCACGTCCGGCACCGCGGAGCCGCGGTTGTAGCCGCCCATCGTGGCCTCGTTCTTCAATAGTTCCTTGGTCGAGCCCTGGAAAACGTCTTTGAGCGCCTTGATTGTGGGATCTTCCGCCGTCACACCCGGCGTCCGTTCAGCCGAGCCGATTCCGCCGAGGGCCAACCGGCCGGCCTCTATCTCCTGCATCGGATCGGCCACGAGCTCGCCTATGTTCTGGCCGACGAGCTGCTGCCAGGGAGACAGGCCCGGCGTGGCCTCCGGGTTAAAGCCGAGGAGCTGGTTGATGTCGTACCCGCTCGCGGCGTCCGGACCACCCGGAGGCGAAATAGTCGGGTCGGTTTTCGTGCCGGTGCCCGGGAAGGTGAACTCGTCCTTGATGTTCTGAAGAACGGCCGGCTGGTCTATATCTCCCCCGGTGCCAGTTCCGGTGCCGGTGGAGACCGCAGCCTTGGCGCCCACCTCGTCAAGAGGTACCTCCGGTTTGAATGGGTCCCGCTTGAAGGGGTCCACGTCCACGTCTGGGTCCGGCGGCGCGATCTTCCCCTGCGGGGTGAGATTTCCAAGGAAGTAGTTCTGCATGCCTAGATTTTTGCCGGCCGTTGACCTGTAGAACTGCGTCAGCCAGTCGGGGACCTTGACGTCGGTCGACGCGCCTTTGTTCCCCTGCGGGCACGGCTCGGGCATGGAGTACGCCCCACCCGTCCGCCGCCGGAAACCCGCATACCCGTGTCCGTACATGGCCACCTCCTACTCCGCCTCACAACTCCCGTTCCATCGGAACCCTGTGCAGCTCGCGGAAGCCGTAGAACACCCGGTACGCCCGCGCCAAATTCCGGCTCCTCGCCTGGGTGCGGATCCGCAGCGCCCCCTTCTCTCGGCCCCACGCGATCATTTCCTCGAGGATCCTCAGCGCGCCCTTGCCATAGGGAAAACCACGGTCCGAGGCGTGCTGGCTGATAACGAGGTAGGGCAGGCCGTGCTCGTTGGCCAACTCCACCAGGGTGTGCGCCCGCACCACGCCCTCGTCCACCCCGACCCAACAGGCCATCTCAACCTTGTCCGGCTGCACCAGGCCGCCGGCGAAGTGGGTCAGCAAGTGCAGCATCAGCAGAGGAGGCACCGTCCCGTGCTCCTCCTCTGCGGATGCCATCACCCGCGCGAGAACCATCGGGATGAGCCGCCAGTCGGCCGGCCGGAACGGGTCGAGGCGTTGGACTTCCACGTGTGCCCCTACACCACGCCGGCGAACCGCGAGGCCGCCAGGCTACGCACTCCGCCGGCCGACGTTTCGGGCATCAATTGAACTCGTTGTAGAGAAAATCCCAGTAACCGCTAACCCAGGTGCCAGCAGCATCAGCCTTGAGGAAGATTCCCGCCCGACCCGCGCACGGCATCCACGACACCGGCCCGACGCCGAGTCCGATACCAAAGTTGGCCTTGGCCTCACCCCATAGGTAGCCACTGATGTAATACTGGCCGCCCGAGTACCAGACGTTCAAGGAAAGGGTCTGCAAAAACGTGACAGGCAGCCTTACCTGGGACGCCGTGGTTGTTATGCCGCCGCCGACCGTGTTCTGATAGCGCATCTTCACGATGAATGTGCCGTCGTTGGCCGTGCCGTCGCATACCAGTTCGAAGAATGGGTGCGTCGAGAGGTTGCTTCCGTCGTCAACTCGCACGCCCGCGATCAGCGAACCCCCGGGCGAGCATCGCGTCTGGAGAAGCTTGTTCTGCCAGTTCGCGGCTGCGTTGGTTACCGCACGTTGGAAGAAGTGGGCTTGACTGGCGCCGTTCGCTGCGCCGCCGAAGTAATCCCCCCGGTACCCAAAGGTCGCATTGTTCGGCGCCCCGTAGAAGATACCACTCGTCGGCGCCCAGGCGTAACCCGGGGTCGGGCTTGTCGAGACGAAGTGCGTATCCGGTGCGATCCCCATGTTGACGACCCGCTGGATCAGTCCGAGCTCCGCCCCGATTCCGCCGCCGAAGAAATCCTTGGCAGCAGCGGTAATTCGCAAACTACCGGCCATCTCCTGATCGCCGACCGTCTGGACGAAACTGCTCGGAGCCTTGCCGGAGTCCTTCTGCGCGCCCACCGCATCCGAAAACGCCACCAAGTTGTTGACTACCGAAGGGTTGACCTTCGCAGGGTAGCTCCCCGACAGGTCCGGGATCCACCCGGCGGCTAGCGCACCGCCGGCGCCAGCTTTGGGAATCGCGTTGGCGGCCGGTGTCGCCGTCGCAACTTCGTCCGCCCCGCCGTGCTGGTGCGAGGCGGCGTGCAGTCCGAGGACTCCCCCCAACTGCTCCGCGATCACCCGGTAGAGGTCCGCCACCGCGCCCGTGAACGCCCGCGCCCAGCCCACCACCTCGCCGTTCGCGGTCGGAGGAATCGGGAGTGTTGCGCTGGCCGGTATCTTCCAGGCCATCAGCGCAGCCCCCGCACCGCGTACCCCACCTCGGCGCCCAGGAAGTCGATCGGCTGCGTGCCCTGGATCTCATACCGAGCCGACAGCAGGCGCCCCGAGACCCGGTGGCCGGTCCGCAGCGGACCCGTGTTCAGCAGGTCGAATGACCGCGCGTCGGACAAGCTCCGGTCCTCCCCGTTCTTGGAGTAGGCCACACGCACCTGGACGAGCTGGCTCGCCGGCGTCCGGTTAAACGCGTGGTCCATCGAAACGACGGTCTTCCAGCTCTGGAACGAGCCGGCGTCGCCCAGGCCGTACTCCCAGACCTCCGGGATTGCGGCCCCGAGGTCGTCGTGCCCCGACGCCTCGCAGACCTGCCCGGTCGTGGCCCCGAACAGCGTCGCCAGCCGGTCCTGCGACGTCTCGCCAAAGGTCAGCGGCGACTCCCCGAACGGCAGCTCCACCTCCCCGAACGCGAGTTCCTGCGCGGTTGCGACCTGACCGCCAGCCGACATCCGCAACGTCGACCACCGCATCGGGTAGAGACTCCACGAGGGAAGCGAGAGGCAGATCGCGTGCGAGAGCTCCATCGTCGCCTTGTGCGGGTACACGAACCACAGCTCGCGTCGCGTCTCATCGTAAAAGCCCCAACACTGCTCCCGAGAAGGGAAGTACCAGTTGTCCGAGATGAACCGCTGAATGTGCGAGCCGGCGCTATCGTACGACGATCCGCTGAACCGGTACACCGCACCGTCCATGGCCAGGACGGCGTGCTCGCCGCTCGGGAGTGGCACCACCACCAGCGGCGAGACCGGGCCCGGGACCTTAAGAAACTTCGGCGACCAGTGAAAGAACGTCGCCTCGTCCGACTGCGCGCCCGCCAGGTAAATGCTGTCCTCCTTGTAGCCGACCACGTTGTAGGCGCCGAGTTCCTGGAGAGCGATGATGCCGCCCGGGGTGTCGCCGAGGTTCTTGCCGTGACCGGGGCTCGAGTAGCCCGAGTCGAAGTCCAGGTTGTTGGACCACTCCACGTCCTGGTCCCCGTCCAGAAAGCCACCCATGATGAGGTGATCGGCCGCGACGGCCATGCACCGCGGGATCCTCGTCTGGCCGCCGATGTTGGCGTAGGTGTGCGCCACGTCGCCGTCCCACTTCTTCGCCAGGTCGACGCCGTTGCAACCGAGCAGGTACTTCACCCCCGCCTCGTTCTGGAAGAACCGAAACAGAACCTGCGAGGAGTTGACCCCGTTGAGGCGGTTGGCCGGGTCGCTGACTTCCACCCAGGCGCTCGTCACCTTGTTCCAGCGCAGCCATCGCGCCACCGTACCGAGTACCACGCGCCGGTCCTCGCTCGGGTGGTCGTACTGCGCGAGCCCCATCGGCCGCTCGGCCACCGAGGCGCCAAACACCACCAGGCCCCCTCGGTCCACGAACCGGCCATCCCGGCAGAGCATGTTCTCCGCCTCGTAGAGCCCCATGGGGTCGATCGCCCGAGGGTGGCGGTCCGCCTCCACGCCCAGGAGCGGGATCGGCAACGTGATCGACGGGTTGAGCGTGGGCATGGACTAGACCCCAAAAACCTTGGAGACGCCCGACCTCGCGATCCCCAGGATCTTCCCCAACGCCGTGCCGGCAAACCCGAGGAACTTGTGCTGGTATCCAGCCCCGGGCGTGTAATACACGGTGATTTCGACACTATCAATGTAGGCAATCTGACCGCTACCCGACGACTTCCAGGCATCCACCAATACCCCAAACCCGGAACCGTTGATCTCTGCTGGGGTCCATGTCGTCCCCCAGAGATCAGACGGCCCCCCGAAGGTGTGGGTCGTCGGCGACGTGGGCCAGTATGTCTCCTCCGGCGTGCCCGTTAGGCGGTGATCGCTGCCGACGCCGCTCTGCCCATTCTTTGTTAAGAGAATGTTCCCGTCGTAGACCTGGTTCACTACGCTGGCGTAACGACTGTGAAACGCGACCTTTATCCCGTCAATTGTTGCGCCCCCCGGAATCGAAAACTGGAAGGTGGTTGGGATAAGGAAATTGGAGAAGTTCCCACTGGCGAAAGTCCATGATGCGTAGGAACCGTCACTCGCGGTAACTCTATCCGGGTTGTCCCATGTGCCGGTCGGATACCATGCGGTCGGAAGTTTCGGTCCCTGACTCGCCATTAGACCACCAACTCCCCCCACGCCCGCGACGGGTCAAACCAAGCCGTGTTTGCCGCCGAGCCATCCGCATAACCGCACGGACGCACGATGTTCCCGTTGGCCGACGGCTTCGTCTGCGTCATGAGCCCCGCGGTGGCGGCGGAGACCCACAGTGCCCCGCCTTTGGTCCCCCAATTCCAGCCGGTCACGGTCAGGTAGCCCCGCCGCAGGAACACACCGGACGCACCGCCGGAGATTGAGGCCGTGGCCAGGAACAGCCGCACGGGCCCCGAGGTCGCCTCGGCGTCCGCCTTCGCCTTCCACACCTTCTCATCGCTCTTCAGGTACCCCAACTCCCCGGCAGAGAACGCCTCGCCCGCGGTAAGGGTCTCGGTCTCCTGATTCGGGGCGTTCACACCAGGCACCCGCTCCGAGGACTTCAGCGCCACCGCGGCGCTGAAATCCACGTCAATCGGGATGCCGAGGGCATCCGCGACCGCCTGCTCGGCCAGGCCCACCTTGCCCGGGCCCTGCGCGATCGGCGTGCCGCCCGTGATCCGGGCGCTTTTCAGCTGGTTCGGGTATCCCATCTCCTCCTCCCTATCCCGGCGCCTCCATCACCCCGTCCTCCGGCGTGCTGTCGCGATCGGTTTCCTCCTGCATGAAGTCGTCCAGCAGCTCGTCGCGCGTCGCTCTCCAGGTCGGGATCCGCTGGTCCTCCACCACCCACACCGGCACGAACTCCGCCAGCGCGGTGAAGACCACGAGCTCCGGCACGTGGTCCACGAGCGCGTTGGTGTCCGCGGCCTCCACCAGGTCGGCGAACACCTTCCAGAAGTCACACGTGAGCGAAAGGTCCGTCGCGCTCGGCGGACCGACGAGGATCGACCGCCCCCAAAAGGTGAAGTTGCCCGGCTCCCCGGGCGTGGTCCCCACCGGGTAGGCCGTTCGGAACCGGTCCAGGTCCGGCTCGTAGACGATCCTGACGACCTTGCCCGTGGTGGGCGAGACGTACTGCAGCCTCCGCACCGCGGTCAGCGACGCCGCAAGCGCCACCGAGGGCGCACCGGCGCTCAGAGCGATCGTGTCCGTCACCGCATTGAGTGACGAGCGGTGGCGGCGGCACAACCGCCGCTGGGCGAGGTTCAGGCACAGGACCTGCGCCGCCGCGTCGATCCGCCCCTCGTCAAGGACACCGAACCCCAGGAGCCAGGTCTGCAGGGTTGAGAGCTGCACCTACTCCTCCTCCCCGGGCGCCTTGAAATCGACGATCAGGTCGACCAGCTTGGCCTTGGTCGCCTCCTCGGGGACCAGGGCGCCCAGGCCCACCAGGAGCTTCTGCAGCTCTTTCTTGTTCATGCGCCCGAGCTCGGCCCGAGTCGGGGGAGCTGCGGCCTTGTCGGGGCACTCCTCGACGGCCAGGCCGCCGAACGCCGCGCTTCTCTCGATTACCGCCTGGAGCTTGGGGTCGTCCGTCTCGAACGCCGAGCCCCACCTCTCCGTCGTCGGGTCGAACCACGGCACGAAGAGCACCGGCCCGATCGAGAGGTGGCTGTGCTTCTTGTCGATGTAACGCTTCATCTCACCACCCCCTGACTTCCACGCGCACCACCTTCGTGTTGATGTCGGTGGCCCCGACCTCGACCATCGGACCCGCGGCGCCGACCTTGTAGGCCCACAACTTCCCGGCCACGGTGTCGAACGAGAACACGAAACCGCCGGGCGAGTTGAGGGGTGCCCCGAGGTAGAGCCCCTTCAAGCCGAAGCTCGTGGCCGTCAGGACGTAACCACCCGCCGGGTACGAGTTGTCGCAGGTGATGTCGAAAATCCCGTCCCTGACACCATCCCTGACGACGTTGAACAACTTGACCTTGGTGATCGTGAGCGCCATTTCTTCCTCCGCGGTGCTCCGCGGGGGCCCCACAGGACCCCCGCGGTCACCTGGTCACATGCTGCCGTTGAGGGTTAGCTCGGGAGCGGATCGCCCACGTCCCACTTCGCGTGGACGGTCGCCTGGCCGAGCATCAGCCCAAGGACCGCGCGCCAACGACCCTTGCGGCCCTTGTAGCCGTTGTCTTTCTTGATGTCGTCGTCGAAGTGGACCGGCCCGATCTTCCCCGTGAGGCGTGCGAGCTTCAGGTACTTCGGGTCGAGGATCCACACTCGGTTGGTCGCGACCAGGGACATCGTGCCCGAGTGGATAAGCTGCAGGGTCAACGCCGGCCCCTGCAGCTCCCGGATCGTGATGCCCCACGTCCCGCGACGGTCGAGCGGCTGCGACATCTCCACGTTGCTGTTGGTGCTCTTGCGAACCAGGTTGGACAGCCTGGTGATCGCACCGATGCCGGCGATGCCCCACTTCACCATGGAGCCCTGCCCGTACGAGCGAATGGTCGCCATGATGTCCAGCACGCGGTCGATCGAGGTGCCCGTCGAGGAGTCGTCGAAGAGCTGCGAGATCCAGTAGTTCAGGCCGCCGGTCATGTACGCCTTCTTGCTGCTGACCGTGCCCGCTACCTTCTTCCCGTAGTACAGCGTCTTCTCCCAGGCGAGCTGGAAGCGCTCCATGGCGCGCCGCTTCTCACGCGCGTACTGCTTCTCCTGGCGGGGGCGAATCTCGATCGAGTCCGCCCAATCGGACAGCTCGCAGGACTCCTCGAGGTCCTGCAGGTAGTTCCAGTCCACCGCCAGCGTGTCGGAGATCGCGGTCGGTGCGACGTCGGCCTCGAGCCCCGGCGGCGACATCATGTCCAGGATGTCACCGTCGATCATTGCCGCCGCGCCGCCACCCCACGTACCGCGGGTGTCGACCACGATTGAAGTGAATGCGGATACCGGATCGGACGCGACCCGAAGGATCTCGTCCGTCCGGCGGTTGCGAACCGCCATCCCGCCGCGCACCGCCTTTGCAGGCGTGGTGCCGGCGAGGTTGATCGTGGTCACGGCGTTGTCGTGCGCGCCGCTCACCGTGAGGTAGTTGACCACCAGCCCCTCGTTGAACACCGCGTACTCAAAGTCCGTGACCGGCTCCTCGCCCAACTTCGAGGACAGGTTGAAAAGCGGCGCCATGTCGGGCACGAGCTTGAAAATCAGCTCGTGATAGCACTTCGGCCGCTCGTCGGGGACAGTCCAGTCCCCGATTCCTCGCGTGTTGAAGATCAAACTCATGGTCCAACCCTCCCGGGTCAGACCGTCCGTCTGGCGTTACTGCTCCAGTTCTTTCTCCGCCTTGGCCATCTCGTCGTCGGCCGCAGGGACTCCCCCACGACCGCCTCCGGTCTCGCCGCCGGCCCGGCCGCGTTCCCCCGTTGCGAGGTCGGCTTTCTTGAGCATCGCCCGGTAGGTCTGCGGTGCGATCCGGTAGAGCCAGGCCCAATACGCCTCGGCCACCAGCTCCTGGTCCACGTCCTTGTCGTCGAGGTGGGAGTACCGCTTCGCGAAGAACTCGGTAAACGCCTTCCGCTGCTCGGGCTTGACCAGGCCCTCGTACAACGGGTCCTTCGCCAAGGTGTCGAGCAACCCGCCGTAGCGGGCACGAAAGACCTCGTTCTCCGCCTCCTCGGTCAACCTGGACGCTTCGCCCTGGATGCCACCCAGCCTCTCCTCGAGGGTGCTGAGCCTCTTGAACAGGTGGTCGCCCACCATCCGCGTCTCCGCCTTGAAGATCATCTCGTCGACGTAGACGCTCGGCAACTCGTTGGCCAACTCGGCGTGTTCCGGCCCGAGCTGGCCCCCTTGAATGACCTTGAGGGCCCCCGCGAAGAGCGCCCGCTTCTGCTCCTGCGTGACGCCCGGGGTGGCGGCCGGTGTTTCTGCCGCCCTGCCCTCCTCGGCCTTGGCCTTGGCCTCGAGCTCCTCGATCCGTTTCCCACGGTCCTCGTGGAGCTTCTGGAAGTGCGACGCCTGCAATGCCTGCGTCGACATCTTCGCCAGCACGTCCGTCTGTTTGACTAGTTCCTCTGGCGTGTACTCCCGATCCCCGAAGCGAATCTTGACGGCCGCTCCGGCCACCTCCTTGCCTGCGCCCTGCGCCGGCGCTCCCTCCTCGGCAGCGGCGGACTCGGCCGGGGTCTTCGCCGGCTGTCCCTCGCTGCTGGCGGCGCCGCCCGCCCCGCTCCCACCGGCTGCCGCGCCCTCCGGCGGGATCGGGAGATCGCCGCCAGTCAGTTGCGCTTCGGCTGCCGCCAGGTCGGCGGTGTTGTCGGGCTCCTCTGCCTTTCCAGACATACTTCTCCCTCCCGCGCTCCCGGCTCCCACCAGGTCGGCGCGTCAAAGCCCGGCGATCGGCTCTAGGTCAGCGCTCCGGGTGGAGCGCTCCCAGACCCAGGTCGGGGAGGGGGCTTCCGTGCTCCTGCATTTGTTCGTAGTTGGCTTTACGACTCTCGTAGGTGTGAATCGTGGCCCGGTTTTTCAGGGCCGCCTCGAGCTGCGACTCGGCCGTGCCGATGACGTGGCCGGCCATGACCGGCGAGGTTTCGTTCGTCAGGCAGCCGAGTGTGGCGAGCGCGAGCGCGCAGCCGTCGAGCGACAGGCGCACCGCCTCCAGGCTGTTGAACCACTCGCACGCGACGAGGTACTCGCCCTCGTGCTCGCGCAACCATGACTGCTCACGGTCGAGCTCGTCTTTGAAGGCCCGGCCGAACATCGGCTAACCCGCCAGCCCCAGCGGCGGACCGCCGCGCCGCACCCCCGGCATCATCAGGGCCTGCACGTTGCGATCCACCGGGACCATGTTGCCGGTCTGGACGCCCTTGGCGATCTCCTCGTCCGGCACCACCTTGATGAACAACTGATCGAGGTAGGTGATACCCATCGAGCGCGCGATCTCCTCGACCACCGCGCGCGGGTTCAACTGCCGTCCGTCCGGGCCCGGGGTCATGAGCCCCGGCACCGAGCCCGCCACCTTGAGAAGGCCCATCCAGGTCGTCGCCATGCGTGCGGGGTCGCCCGGCATCGTCGCCGTGATCGCCCGGTAGTCGTACTGGCCCCACAGGTCCTCCGGCCGCAGGAAGACGTGCTCGCTCCCGAACTGCTTGGCCATGTCGCCCGCCACCCTCACCCACCGCGCCTGGTCGGAGAACTGCTGCAGGTTCGAGATCATGCGGCCGAATAAGCCCTTGAGGAGCTGGGCGTCCATCAAACGCGCCACCATGAGCACCCGTTGGCTCGCTTGCCCGAGGGCGGCCTGGACCTCGCCGAGGGTCCGCTTGTCGGGGGTCAACATCCCCTGCATCGTGTCGGTGGCGGCCATCATCCGCTGGCCGAAGCCGTACAGCGACTCCGCCAGGCCCATGTGCCCCTGGCTGACGTTCATGACCTGGATCTGCTGCAGGAACGACCCGATGGGGTGCCCCATGCGGATCAACTTGTGCCCCTCCGGGGTGACCTCCACCACCCGGCCCGGTCCCGGCTTCTTGAGCTGGTGTACCTTGACAAGCAGTGGGTCGGCCAGGATCATCTGGTAGAGCGAGACCATCACGTTCATGATGTAGGCGTTGACCGACCAGTTGATCATGCGGCTGATGCCGTCCAGGAGCTCGCCCGAGCCCGGCGTCCAGGCCGCGTGGCGGTCCGGGTGGACCTGCCCGATCCCGTAGTTGAACTGCCCGTGCTCGTACGCGGTCGGGTGGGCGCGCACGATCACGTCGCGGCCACCCTGGTCGCCCCCGCTCCAGGTGAACCACCAGAGCTCCGGGTCCTCGCTCTGGCCGAGCTTCCACCAGCGCGGGACCAGCCGCACGCCCATGTGGGAGGTCTGCAGAAAGCCAGGGTCGCGAGAGTCCGAGTCCACCGCGGCACCCGTGTCGAACGAGCCCGTGGTCTGCCGGCCGGTCGCCTCGTCGGTGCGCGGCGCGCCCTGGCGCACCGCATCCAGGTTGAAGTAGGGCCCCCCGGCCTCCCTCCGAGCCGCCCACAGCGAGAGGAACGCCCGGTAGGCGTCGTGCCCGAAGAACTCGCCGGATTGGTGCACGCCGATGGGGACCCGCGGATCCGCCAACATCATGAACGGGTCCAGGACGTCGACCAGGTTGAACTGCCGGCGGATCCCGTACCGCTCCACCGGCTGCCGGGCGAGGGCGAGCTGCCACGGCGACAGCATCGCGGCCACCTTCGGATCCAACCGCGAGATCGGCCGCTCGCGCACGATCCCCCGCTCCTCAAACCACGAGTCGTACCACACCGTCGTGCCGTACCGCTCGGCGTCGAAACACCCCTGAAACACGTTGAGCAGGTGATTCGACTGATCCAGGTCGTACGCCAACCCGACCTCGATAAGGCGCGCTCCCTTGACGTCCTCCGGCCCGCCGGGCGCCACCTGCGGATCCCGTGCGGTGAGGATCTGCGTCTCCAGCATCGCCCGGACGTACAGCATCGCGTAGCTGGTCGGCATCGCGATCGCCCGCCCGAACGGCATCTCCTTGGTCGTCGGGTCCTCGGTCTTGTCGGCCAGTTTGGCGCTCCGCCGCAGGTCGATCACCATGCGGAGCTGCTCGTCGACCTGATTCCAGTCGTCGAAGCGCTGCTCCCGGTGCTGGCGCCCCGCCTCCCGCCGCCGAGTCAGCCGGCCCAGGATGTCCCTGTGCAGGTCCGAGTCAGGACCGAGACGCTGCCAGAGTGGCCGCTCCTCAACCGTCACCTGCGCGCTACTCGCGGCGACGATCGCCGAAACGGGCTTCTCCGCGGCCATCCGCTAGTCCGCCGCGATGCGCCTGCACACGAGCTGGATCACGCGGGCCGCCCCCTGGTTGACCGGCGTGGCCGCCGTGCCCGACCGGACCTGCAGGAACCTGACGCCGGCCAGGTCGAGGGCGGGCAGGTAGATACAGGTGTCGACCGCGACCGTGAGGCTGAGTTCCGCACCCGCCTTGTCGACCAACTTGCGGACCGTCCCCGACACCGCCCCAGCCAGGAACGTCATCGCCGCGGCGGTCCACCCCGCCGGCATCACAATCCCGACCAGGGTCCGCCCTGCGAGCGAAACCTCCTCCGAGAGCGCTGTACCGTTCGGGATCGTGACCTCAATCAAGCCAATGCTCGGTTTGTGCATGCCGTCTCCCTCTCCGTTTCTTCCGTTTGGGTTGTGCCTTCAGCCGGCGGTAGGCGTCGCGCGCCGGGCACTTCCGCGACTTGTCCGGCTTGAACGCCTCGGCCAGGAGCATCGCGAAGCGTTCCTCCCGCGTCGGAGCCGGCGCCTGCGCCTTGATGCGCGGATCCGTCACTGGGGGGCCCCCGGTCACCGGGACCAGGGCCTCCGGCCGCTCCGGGTACGACAGAAAGTCGAGCACCACTGCCCCGGGAACGCCCGCCAACGGGTGCACCAGGAGGTCCGCGCCCATGCCCGTGCGAATGCGGATGGTCCTCTCGACGTCGACCAGGCCGCTCATCAAGCCCTACCCGCGCAGACCCATGAACTTCGCCAGGCGCTCCAAGTAGGCGGCCGGCTCCTGCCCACCGCACGCCCTGCGCGCCTCCTCGTACACCGCTCGGCGGTTCAGCACGCCCGCCTGGAATAGTTGACACAAGGGCCACCGCCCGACAACCTTGAGCAGGTCAACCCATGCCTCCGCACTGCTGCTCGGCCCTTCCACGCTCACCCCCCGACCTTGAGCATCCCGCGCGCGATCTGCCGCCTGCGTCTCTCAGCCTCGTGTTCCCGGTTGAACGGCCCACTCCTCCCGCCGTGCCTCATCCACCACGGCCGCATCGGCAGCAGCGCCCCCGGAAGCCGCGCCGCATCAAAAGCGCCATCGCGGCGAGCAGACCCTTGTCCTTGAACGGAAAAGACGGCCTCATTCCGTCGCCCCCTTCTAGACTTTCAGTGGGATCACCGTCTCGCGCTCCACTTCGTCCCCAGGCCGCGGCTCGTAGACGTTCCCAAGGACGTGCGACCCGTACCAACACGGCAGCGCCAGCGCGAGCGCCAGGTCGTCGTGCGCCCCCGAACTCTCCGGCTCGAACGTCTCGCCCTTCTCGGTCAGCTTGCGGCGCAGCGAGAGGAGTTCCTGAATGAGCTGGTCGCCATCCGGCAGGCCCTCGGCGATCTTCAACCGCTTCGCCTGAAGCAAGACTTGGACGGTGGAGATTAGGTCCCGCCTCGGGACGTGGTACGCCTCGACAGCGAGCGGCTCCTGGCCCTTCACCGGCCGAACCACGGTCACGTCGAAGCCGCCGGTGATGGTCACGGCGATCGGATCCAGGCCCTCGCCCTCGAGCATTTCGACGATCGGCCGGCCAACGCTCGTGGCGTCCACCACCAGGTACCGTTGCATCGTCGCGACGGCCCCGTCCTTCACCACCCGTGCGACTTCGGCCACCATCGACCGGTACGCGGTCCCGAGCGGCCAGCGCCGCAGGTAGCGGACTCCGAACAGCGCCGGCACCAGCCCCGAACGCTGCACCATCGTCAGCGCCGACGGATCCGGCGCCTGCCCGACGTCGAGGCCGAACAACGCCAACTCGGCCGGTTGCGGCTTCCGCTCCCTCATATCCTCAGCCTCTCCACCCCGCCCACCAGGTCCTCGCGACGGATCTCCGCCGGGACGGTGAGGTGCAGCGGCGCAGCCCCACCGAGTGCCCCCATCACGAGCTCGTAGGCGAGCGCCTGGTCCTCGGTGTCCGAGAACAGGCACAGGTACTCCTGCAGGAACCACCACTCGGGATACCGCCGCCTCTCGTCCAGAAGGAAGTCCAGCGTGATCCGCGGCGACAGCGGGATGAGTTCGCCGGCGAGGCCCATCTTCGCGGCCGGTTGCTCCGCCCGCACCCAGGCATCGCCGCCCTTGGTCCACTCGTAGTGAAAGAAGCCGCGCTTACCGAACGGCGTGGACAACCCGATGATGTTGCCGCCGCTGACCGCGATCATCGGGCGCACCGAGGCGTACACCTTGTCCTCAACGCGCGCGGCCTCGTCGATGATGAGTTCGTTGACCCCGGAGTAGCCCCGGATCGTCCGTTCCTTGCCTGGCAGCGCGATGATCCGGCTCCCGTTGTGGAACGTCAGCGAGAGCTCATTGTCCTTGTCCAGGCCGAGGTCAACGTCATGCCCGACCGCGTTGGCGATCGTCTTGGCCTTGAGCAGGGTCTCCTGCGACTGGCGCTCGGTGGGGCTGATGATGAGAGCCAGCCACGGCGGCCGGTACAGCGCCCGGTGGATGGACCGACCAGCCGCCACGGTGGACTTGCCTGACTGGCGGTGGCAGTTCAGCAGGATGCGCGGCGCCTCGGAGCGCAGGATCCCCGCCTGCCACTCGTCGGCCTCGAGGCCGGCCTTTCGCACCAGCGCCACCGGATCCAGCGCGTAGGTCAGGTCACGCTCGAGAGCGCTCACCCCGCCGGAACCCTTCAACGACCCCCGGCTCGCGCACCGTGCGCACCGTCCGCAACGTCGCGATCACCAGGTGACACGCCCCGCACACCAGGTCCCCGACCTTGCCCTCGACCAGGTCCACGCAACTCGCGGGCAAAAGCGCCTCGCGCACCAGCGGCCGGAACGCCTCGCACCCCGGGCAGTAGATCTCCCGGCGCTCCGTCAGTCTGGCGTCGCGCCCAGCGCGGCCACGATCCGAGTCCGGCAGCTCTCCTCGCACTGTCCCACCGCCTCCACGATCCGAGCCCGCAGCGCCCGCCATTCCGGGGAGCGCAGCAGGTCCGCCCCGCCCTCCTTGTTCGCCTTCTGCACCAGCTCCTCCAGCCAACGCTGCTGCCCCTCAAGTCGGTGTGCCGCCTCCAGGACGAGCCGGCGGGGATCCGTCACCTTCCACCGCACGCCCAGGACCGACGTGTCGGCCTTCTCCTCGAAGCGCGGCAGCAACTCGGACAGCAGCGCCTTCTTCGGGACGACGATCTGCGTCCCGTTCCCGCGCTCGCCCACGACTTCCAGGTAGGTGACCTCAAGCTCGTGCGCGCGGGGGTTGAGGTCGTACTGGCCCGGGTTCGAGGGATCGGCCAGGAACCGGTCGCAGGCATCGAACAGCTTGGTGACGATCCCGAACAGCTTGCCGAGCTGCTTGTAGAGGTCCAGGGACCGCACGTCCTCGAGCTCGGCCTGCTGCGCTACCCGAGCCCCGATCCGCGCCACCAGGCCGACCTGCGCCGCCTCCGCGAGTTCTTGCCCGTGCTTCATCGCCGCCGTCAGGTGGTGGGCTTTGTGCCGCCGAAGCGCGTCCAGCTTCAAGCCGTACTGACGCCCTATGCCGCGAATTGACGTGCTATGCCCGACCAGGAGCTTGTCAATCGCCTCACAGTCGGGATGCGTGCAGACCGTGCACAGCCGCCCCACACCGGCCTACTTCCGGCGTTTCCCTGGCCTGTACTTCGCGTACTTCTGCGCCAGACGCGCCCGCGCCGCCGTCTTCCCCTTGCCGCGCGCCTTCTTGGCGATCCACTCCTTGTTGATGGTGCCCTGCTCCGTGATCTTGCCCTCGTTCGCGGCGGTGTCGCGCAGAGCGCCCGGCCGCTTGGACGCGGAGCTCATCCATTTGCCGTCACCGAGCGCCTTTCCCACCTTCGCCATCGCCTGCCCCCTAGATCCTCAGCGGACCGGCGCGCCGGCGATCGAGCTCCGTGCACAACACCGCCAGTTCCCGGCCGAACGTCGCCGTCCGCGAGATCCCATCCTGGACCGTGCGCCACGCATTCCGCTCGGCCCTGGCCTGCGCGACCATCCCGTTGAGGCTCCCGATCGCCTCCTCAAGCTGGTGTCGCCTGGCGGCGAGGGCCTCGTACGTTCGGTCGTGCTCGCGTTCCAGCTCCCGCGCGCGGTTGCGGTACTTGCTCATCAAATGGCCGAGCTCCGACCTGGTGCGGCGAACCAGCGTGAACTGCCACACCTCCATCCACGCCACCCGTCGCAGCCAGCCGTGGTAGACGTGGAGGCGCGTGGCATCCAGCGCGTCACGGACCTCGCTTCCCCAGTCCCACAGCCGGGGTGCCCCCATCCTGGCAACCAACCGCGCGGAGTCCAGGCTCGCGGCTCGACCGCCACCGAACGCGAGCAGCTCCTGGTACTGCAGCACGACCTCCTCGGCGTCTCGAAAGACCAAGGGGCCGCGTGTCACCTGGGAACGGAAAGGGCCGGCGACAGCCGGCCCGAGGAGAGACTCCCCAATTCTGGCAATATCTACCCCTGAGCATCCCACTTGTCAAGCCCCCCAGTTGTGGTCAACCCGAGGATCTTCCTCGAGCCGCTCGCAGTGGTCCGCCACTAACCCTCCCAGCGTCGCGAGGCTGATCCCCCACTTGGCTGCGATCCCGCAAAAGGTCAGCCCTTCCGTGTGCAGTTCGTGACAGAGGATCTCTCCAAAGCTCGCACCGCAGCCAGTCGGGCAGGTTGCGTACTGCTCCTCGATGAGCCGGCGGAGCCGCTCAAGCCGCGGTTCGTCGGGCCGAGCCATTATCAAGCCCCCCGTGTCCACCACCGATGAGCTCGGAAAAACAGACCCGTGAACGACCACTCTCCAAGCGCAAACAGGAAGACCAGCACCGCCAGGAGCACCCACAGCCAGTCCGGCCACGACGCGAGCCAGGCGAGCACGCTAGCCGGCCTTCGCAGCAGCACGCGCGGCGTTGTGTTCCCGGGTCCGTGCCTCGGCGAAGTCCGCGAGCTCGCGCAGGCACTCCGCGTCGAAAATGAACCGCGCCAACGCAAACGGGATCGTCGCGGCTCCCGCGATGAAGCAGTACCGACGCCAATGGCTGTACCAGCGGACCTCGCCGACTAGGAGGCCGTCCCTCACCGCGAGGACCAGCCACACCCTCGTCTTCGCGGACCTGCGAATCGAGTAGCGGCGCTCCACGAACCGAATCCACCGAGCTTCTTTCATCGCTCACCTCTGCCCACGATCGGAACGTAGATCGCCTTGCGCTGCGCCGCGGCGATCTCGGACGCCGGACGGCGGTCATACGCCGCGACCGATTGAAGGTCCCGGTGGCGCAGCGCTCGCTGCAGCAGGAGGTGGTCGTAGCCGGCCCGCAACAACGACGTCGCAAACGTGCGCCGAAGGTCGTGCGCGCTCGTCCGGCCGATGCCGGCCTGAGCCGCCCGCTTCCGAACAATCTGGAAGACCGCCCCGGCGCCCAGGCCAGCGCTACCAAGCTTCCCGCTCGCCCACACCTGGAGCAGCAACGGCCCGGCTCGATCGCCCCTCACCGCGAGCCAGTCCTCGAGGAGCGGCGTCGCCGCTTCCAGCGATACCACGTCCTCGCGCCTGCCCTTCCCCCTCACCAACACCTGGCCCTGGCGACGCTCGACCAGATCCTCCACCCTCAACCCGGCCGCCTCGCCGGCGCGCAGGCCGGTCGCGTGGAGCAGCGCGATCGTCAGGGCGTCCCGCCGACCTTGCGGCTTCGGATCCACCGCACAGGCGCGGTAGAGGGCCTCCAGCTCGCCCGATCGCAGCGCCCGGCCAGGCGGGAGTTCCTCGCCCCTCACCTGTTTGATCTCCGACAGCCGGCGATAGTCCTCGTAGGCGAGCGAACCGTCCCGCCATGCGAAGTAGAGGACCTGGCGCAGCGCCGTCAGCGCCCGGTTCACGGTGGCGACCCGGTATCTTGCCGCTAGTTCCTCTCTGATCCGGTCGGTGTCCTCGGCCGTAATTCGATGCCAAGCCAGGCGCGAGGCGTCTTTCACGGGCCTGCGCTTCCAGATTCTCCCCATTTGGCCCAATGCCCAGCGCTGAGATCGCCGTCCCGAGGGTGCCAGGCTTGCCAGATAACGCTGTGCGGCGTTGCCTTTCCCTGCCCCTCCAGTACTCCGTTTACTGTGAATCAGTATTCCGCGCGGACCGCCCGGAGCGCACGGTGAGAGTGGGCCGGTCGGAAACACAGAGGTGAGGGCGTTACGCGGTTTCATCCACCCGCTCCGGCGGCAACGGCGTCGCGAGGTAGATGTCGCCGCAGCCGCGGCACCGGCCGGCCCAGTAGTACCGGCGCATGCGCCCGTTTCGCATTTCGTGGCGTCTGAGTTCCACCGTTTCAACCTGCACCGACGCCGGGTCCTTGTTCGGCCACCACGGGAATCCAATCAGGCCGCGCCAGCGACCCACACACCCGCAGGAAATCCGCAGGTGCTCCGGTGCGGGGGTCGGGACTACGACTTCCGGCCGTTCCACCGCGTCGGCGTCGAGCAAGACCGCCCACAACAGGTCCTCGGGGCTCACCTCGCCGTGAAAGCCAGCCGCTTCCATTGCCTCCGTCTCGGCTCGGTAGCCCTCATCGTTCAGGTCGGTCACCGGACACCTCCACTTGTGGCACTTCACTTCCTCCACATCGGCTGCTGCCATTTCGTACGCTTCATCGTCCCGTCGTACGTCACCTGCGCCGGGGAGGCGACGCGCTGCCAGCCCCGAGCGATCGCAGCCTGCACGAGGCGCTCCAGTTCGCGCAGGTCAAGGGCGGCCACCGTCTGCACCCTGATGGTCACGGCTTGTCCTTCGCGGCAGCACGAGTGGTTTTCTCGGCACGTGCCCGTTCCATCCCCGCCTCCAACACCGCGACGAACCTCTCCGTGGGCATGATCGGGATGCGCGGGGGCCGTCGCGTTGCGATGCTGAGTGGGTATCCGAGCTTGGAGCGCTGGAGAAACGCCACCAGTACCTGTGCGGTTTCCCGGTCTCGCAAAGGTCCAACCGCCTCGACCGGGACCATGTTCTCGGACGCCACGACGTAGAACTCCCCGCTGGCGCTCATCACTCCGCCCCCTTCGCGGCATTGAGCATCGCCTCGAAACAGCCAGCGAGGTACAACCTCGTGAGCACGCCGTCCTTGCCTTTTCCCCCCGGCGGCCGAACGCGGGCGAGATAGGTGCCATCGGCTCGCGACTGCACGGACCACGTGCCGGCCCGTCGGAGCGCACGCAGAGCCGAGCGGACAGTCATCGCTTCCTCTCAGCCACTCCGCGTTTCATGCCCCCTTTGGTCGGCTCTTGGACGTGGAGAACCACCTCACCCCCGCAGCACTTCTCAACCCTCCACCACCACCCCCTGAAGGCGATCCGTTCGCCAATCTCGAATCGCGCCCAAACCTTCGGACTCGCGTCTGTCAGTGGCTCGAATTCGCGGGTTTCAGGATTCATCATGACCTTCCTCCTTCCCAGCACCAGGATCCAACTTCACGCGCCACGCATGGCGCCGGGTCTCGCCGTGG